GGGAGTTTTTTAATTTCTTTTTGAAGCCTTGTAAGTTCGTTTTCTATTTCCTCATTAGACATAGTTGTTGCAAGTTTTTGACTCTCAGTTTCTTTTTTATTCACATTCACGTTTAAAGATTTTTGATTTATATTTAAAGTCTTTGGAGCCATACCCCTAACTCTATTTTCAATCATTTGATGGATCTTAATTTTAGAGTTTATAACAGTAGCGTTTGGCTGACCGTCTTTAGCGTAGTTAGACATCTGAAGAATCTCTCTAAGCTCTTGAGTAGACTGATCAAGAAGCTGACCCATTGCCAAATTATAATCAGCAGGTGGGTATAAAACATAAGCCATTTTTTTACTGTTATAAACTAAAGTTTCATACAAATACTTATGATCACAAATACCTCTAGTGATTGCAGAGGTGGACATCATTCGTCCTGCATCAATAGCATCATGATACTCTCTCCAAAAAGAAATTCGTATCTGCTTATCCCTAATAGTTAGCTTATCCCCAAGGGCTTTTTCAATAGCTTTTAAAGACCAGGTTTTTATATATTTTGGAACATCATCAAGTGCTTGTTTTAATTTACCACTAGCTCTGTACCAAACAGAGTCCGTGTTGTCGTGATCATAAATAGTTATACAATGTTGTTTTTCAGCAGCTGTAATAGGCCTGTCTCTTCTAGTGGGGTTAAGTTGTGGCGATCCCCCAAGAGCTCTTGCTGATTTAATTTTAGTATCACTCATAATCCCCCAGTGGTGCTTAGGATTTTGTTACATCAAAGTATACATACTCCGCGGCCTTTACTTCAAGCTTTTCCCCACAACATGTGCAGTCATACACCTTTGTAGAGGCTAAAACCTCAAACCAGTTCTCGCTACCGGACTCTACAGTAACATTCATAGGCAGTGTAGTTGTTTCTTGGCAATAAGGGCATTCTATATCTTGCTCAAAAGTTTCCATTATACTTTAAACCTTCCTTGATCAATTTTTTTAAATGTAACTTCAGTTTGCACAGCTTCAGACTGAGTGTAAAGAGTGGTTAGAGTAACTTCATCTATAAGCTCAGAACCAAATAGTTTTCTTAGCGTTATATGAAACTCATCTAATATTTTTTTTAATTCTTTTTTCTTTTCTTCAGTCATTTTGAATATTCTTAAAATGTATAAGGGTTTTTTTAATTCGCTCCGTTTCTGCTTGAACATAGGCCTCTACGTAAAAATCAAAGTTCAATCCCAGAGCTTTACACAAAAGATAAACGTATTTTTTTGGTGGCAGGCTTACACCTCTTTCCCAATCACTTACAGCTTGGGAGCTTGCACCTATAGCCTGTGCAAGCTGTGCTTGAGAGATGCTTTTGTCATCTCTTTTTTTTAAAATTATATCTGATGCCTGCTTTGAATAAAAACCCATGGGCTTTATTCTACACTAAGTAAAATTTACGTACAAGTTAAATAGCTATAAAGCATGTAAAGCTCAAATAAAAGCATTCCCGCTACTAAAAACATGGTCATAATGATATAAATAGCCCACCAATTCACTTTTTACCCCCGAAAATTCTCATAATGATACGATATATGGGAATTATTTACAAATATCACTAAAGTTTTTTTACTTAGTATCCGATAGGTATATATGAGAAAAACAATACTTTTACTACTTATTTCGTTGAATGTGGCTTGTGGGTCTGAAAACTTTCCAGGTGAGAGAGTGATGGATGAGCAGTTTAACCAATTCGTTCTAGAATTTAACGAAGACTACCAAACACACTTGGGTGAAGAGCAGTTTAAAACTGTTAAAATGTATTTTGACACTGAGGGTGTACTTGCTGCCAATAGCCAAGCTGGTTGTGAAGCAGAATCAGGGGAAGTTATTTTTGTAAATGAAGAGTGGTGGGGATATGCATCAGACTCTTACAAAAAATCTGTTATATATCACGAACTAGGCCATTGTGTTTTAGGTTTAGAACACTCTGATAACTCTAATGACATTATGTATAGAGCCTTAAACTCTAGTTTTGTTCTAACAATGGAAAGAATAGCAAACTTATTTTTAGGTGAGTAATATGTATATAACAGCTGAAGTGAGAATTGAAAATTTAAGAGAGTGCATCGTAATGATGAGGGATGTGATTGAGGATATGAAAAAGATCCCAAGCTTTGATAAAAAGATTATTGAAGACAGCGAGAAGAAACTTCGTAAGATGGAATTTGATTTAGCGTATGAGCGTGCGCTTAATCCTGAAATTTAACATACACACCATATCCATCAGGAGAGATAACAGCTTCAGATATTTTTTTATTGTAGTCATAGCTTGAAGAATACAATTTAAACCCTTGATCAGTCAGTGCTTTAATTTTTTTTCGCATTCTAACTATTTCTTTCTTCTCTGAAAATGTATACTTAAACGGTAACATGAAACTCCTTTAAAGTGCCGTCTTTCCGGCTGTCACTCTTCTAGCTGCTCTTTAGTCATTTGAAGATCATCTAGGATCTGTTTTTGTCTAAATTTATAATCATCAATATGTTTATGAAGCGGGTATTTATTCACACCGACTGTTTGCTTTCCGTTTTTACAAACTGCCAAAAGAGTTGCCTCTTCAATCTTACCCTTAAGAAAAAAATACTCTTCATTCAACGTCATCTTCTCTCCTTTAAAAATACCCCAGGCACCTCGCTACTGGTGCGCCTCAATTAGGTAGCTGACTGAATAGCGCCATATATGAGGTTCAGTCATGTGTTCTAGTGGGCGCTTCACGCCTGTCTAAGTTTGTTGCCAAACTCGCATTTTTCATTGCGCTACGGATGCCACAGCTTCCACACCTCTGGGGTATAGCTATTATTTAATGTGTGCTCTTACTATGCAGTCTTTTGCTTCAAGTAATTTTCTCATACCTGCAGTAGCTTCAGCAATATCTAATATTATCTGAGCTTTCCAGTCATTATTTATTTTGTGTGCCATATCGTAAAACTGCTTTGAGACACCTTGTAAATGCTCTGGCAAGTGGCTGTATTCAAAAAACTTTATTAGTTTTATATCATGTGGTTCCATTATTTCTTTAACTCCTCGTTAAGTTCTTCATCATCTATATAAATAGAATCATTATAATCATCATACTTTTCACTAGGTATTTCATATTCAACATCAGGCCAAAGCTCTGGCGGTAACACTGTGGCCCTTTCAATATCAGCTTTATATGTGGTGCAACCTTGATGCAGTGAAAAAACACTAAGTGCGAAAGCTGACCAAAAAAGTTTAATGTCTAAATTCATCCAAACACTCCACACCTTAAACACCTAAGTTTGATCTCTACCAATTCACCATGCCTGCACTTTTCAATAAGCTGCTCTTTGGTTCCATTAAGAATAAAATTGTGTCCCCAAAAGTAACAAATCATTTTAGCTATCACGATACGTCACCGCTATCTATTGTGTTTGGTGGTTCTTCATTGTCTCGCCATTTTTGTAAAACTTTATCAGCTAATGGGTATTCTCGTTTAGCAATTATTCTTAAAGCCTCAACAAGCTCCTTAACATGTGGGTTTTTGAGTAAAACTTCAGGAGGTATTTCTTGAATTAAACTAGAATTTTTAAAATTGTCCCATTCAATTAAATATTTTTCTGTAAATTCATGAGCGCTGCTTGCAAAAGTTAAGTACTCTTTAGCATCTTCAAATGTTTTAGATGCTGTGAATGTTATTACGCCCTTTTTACTCATACAAAATACCTATCCCACATCCAAAATAAACCGTGGATCGCTAACTGAAACATTGCTGTGAAAATCATTGTAAGTGCTATAGACGAAAGTAAGAGCAAAAACTCCAAAATAACTCCTTTGATGTACCTAAATGCAAAGTAAGCCCGGGAGCAAAAAAGGTCAATTCTTTTTGGAGAGCTCTAAAATACAGCATTCTTTGTTCGCAATATGAGAATCATTTAAATGCGGTGTGGCAAAGAATTTATGGGGTTTTTTGGTTTTTGAGCGGATCTTAGGTCGCGTAGATTTCATCTGGGCCGGGGGAGGCTTTTTTTTAAAAAAATTTTTTAAGAATCTCGGGGCTGGGGACATTCAAACTCGAACCTCCGAGACCCCCACCCCCCTATTAATATTTTTTCCTACAGCCGATTCAGCCTGCCTTATAAGCGATCATGACGCGCGGCTCATCTGTGTCCTAGGCGTAGTAGGGCGCGAATGTAACATAATGTAACTTATCAGAACTTTTTCTAGATCCAGAAATCAAGGAGAGCTTTAGGAAACTCGGAATTTTTCGGGGCATTTTACATGTTCTTAAATGCAACTGTAATATAGCATACTTATTAAGCAATGTGTATTTATAATATTATGTTACGGTATTATGCTTAAAAACCTTGCATTATTCAGGACTATAGGCTAAAGTTTACCGAGAGGCTTCCGATAAGATTAATGGTTACACAAACAAAAGAGGTACGAAATGAATATAAAAGAAGAAAAAAGAAAGCTGATAGAAAGTTACATTCTTGAAACTACTAATGTGAAAAAGACACTTGGTCAGCCAGAATGCTCAGCTCATCTGAAGCAAGCTGTTAGAATAGACAACAAGTTTAAACAAATGTTTGGGCAAGACATAGGACGCTTCTACACGCTCATACTGAGGCTTCAGGACAAATCACACATCTACCAGTAGAAATCAGCTCATAGGCCGTTTAAATCGCTCATAACTAACAAAAAAGGACACATATGAAACTAATACTAAGCTTACTAACAATAATGATGCTCACTAATTGCACAACTCTTAATCCAAATGGAGTAGCAGCACTTAACAACTGGATCCAACAAGACCAATACCAAAAGAATCAAAGACAAGACTTGATCAATCAGTCAACAAGGCTTCCTGGTCAGAACACTCAAAGACAAAAGATCCAAGTCATCCACCAAAACACAAATCCATGGAGTAGATAATGGGATTATTCGACGAAGAAAAAGAAGAACCACAAGCTGTAAGAACTGCAAAAGTGGAAGCAAAGAAAAACTCTGAGCTGACTAAAGCAAAAGACATCATGAAATCTATGTTTGCTACTTTTGAATTCAAAACTCAGCTCAATGCCAACAAAAAAAGATACTATCCAGTGAACCAAGCGGCCCATGATATCTGCACTTTGATTAAGCAAAAAACAGTCACACCAAAAGACATTGAGAACCTAAAAACACTGTTGAAAACTCTTAATATTGAGCCAAAAATAAGGGCAATTCAAGCAGAAGAAGAGTTGTAAAATCATAAAAATTATATGAGTTTTCCACATCAATTATCTCATTAATTAAGCAGTTTTTTGCACACACATTAAGCTGCTATTTTTTAGGCAATTTCACCAGTCTCAGTCCCAAAAAAACAAATCCTGTCCCTTGTCCCAATTGATTTCCCTATTTAATATATATATTTTTAATTTTATATTTTCTTATTTTCTTTATACTTACTTACTCACTTTTTTCAATTATATTAATTAATTATAAATATAATTGGGACAATGGGACAAGAAAACCTAAACACCTAAAATAATTAAACAAATCCTGTCCCAATCTTCCTAAAACAATTGGGACTGTCCCAATTCTCTTTGGGACAGGGTATAGTTTTTAAGCATTGACGCAAACCTTTAGCCGAAGTGCGTTATTCCTTCAATGACGTATTTTCGGGCACCGTTGAACCTTGCTCTAGTTTTACGCACTTCTTTTGTCCCTGTCCCAATCTTGCGACCCGACAATTGGGACAGGATCCTGGCTGTAAAAACTTTCGTGGCCACCGGTTTTTCCCCGTTTTTTTTGCACCATTCTGCATAAGAAGCACGCATATCTTCAATCACCCCAAAGAAGCTCCCACCATCAGATTTTTGGATCCATTCCGGTGCAGTTCCATCATCCGATGCTGGTCCAATTTCGACATGCATTTCGGCCCATCTTGCCACCGAATCTATGTCTCTTTTATAGGCAACAAGACTACGCTCCATGGCCTCACTTTTGGTGAACTGGTAATTATTATTCTTCAATCGGTGGTACATTTTTAAGGCAATGTTTGCCACCCCAGGCATTTCATTTTCAATAATTCTTTGGTCAATATTGGTATCAAGGTTTCCAAGTTCTTCACTAAAGATGGCGTTAAATTCAGCAATCAGAAGCCGCCTAAAAAACCCATGATTTTGAGAGGCTCCACTTGGAAGCTCATTGCAGGTCATAATGAACTTACACTTATTCTCAAAGTCATAGGGATCCTTAAACTTCCTCGACACAGTCACTGAGCCCCCGGTGGCAAGCTTTTTCATAGTCTCCCAAAAGTTCTTATCAGTAAAAGAGGGAACCTCCTCCATTATGTTAAATAAGGCCCCATCAAGCTGCTGGAGGTGAAAAGCATTATCTAGATCACTCACCCCTAGGGCTTTTACCCCACGGCCACCAAGTTTCTTCCAGACATTTAGGAATCTTGATTTACCGTTTTGCCCACCACCAGTGAGTACTAGGATTTTATCAGACTTTGGTTGATCGTTACTCATGCAGTAGCCAAGGTACTCCATTAAGACAGTCTGCATTTTGGTATCACCACATGTGACATTATTAAGCATCTTCTTAAACTCATGCGCTTCTGCTTCTGGGTCATAGTCAAAATCAAGGGAGTCTCTAAACCCATATTTTGGTGAGTGCTCCATAAGCTCCATGGTATCAATGTCTAACACCCCATTTTTAAAGCTAATCTTTCTATCAGTGGATTTTAGAAACCACTCAGGGTCTTCTAGGTTTGTCCGCTTCACTTTACCCTTAAACTCATTACACACAGTGTTTTTAGGAGGTGGGCTAAACTGTTCTTCAGCGTAGGCTTCAATGTAGACATCACTTACCTCTGTCCACTTGGTTTCATCAAACCTATAGTGTGAGCCTGCCACATTTTTATAAGGGATTTTTTTGTCATAAAACTTTCTTAAATCATCATACTGGGGGATCAAAGCGCCCTTGGCATTGATCATGTGAAAGCCTGAGTGACTCGTTGCTATAAAATCAGGCCCTTTTATAGTTATAGGGGACTTACATTTTTTATAAAAGGGACATTTTTCACACCCCCCCCAAAGTTTATTAATATTATCACAGGTTCTTGGGCCACTATTGGTTAGCGCTTGCTTTAGCTTCCTATCAGTTTTTTGAGGCGAGTAGCCAGGGTGTCCCTTGGAATATTCATGAGCCAATGACTCCCCATTTTCTAATCTACCAACGACTGAGAGCATGGCATACCACTGGGCTTCATTTACACTTGCCGGGTGTTTTTTGCAATAATCTAGAAAAAGGCACTCTTTTTTAACAGTTTCAGTGTCTAATTTGATATAACTAAGCTCTTTTTCACTTAAAAAGTCTTTTTTTGGATCTAAAACTGGTAAACCCGTGGCTTTTTGAATATCCCAATCCACAGCCTCCACCACTTCCACTGGATTTAAGTACTCTACTATCTCATCTTTTCTTCCCGGCTTTTTGGAAATAGAAGATGGGGCTCTAAACATTCGGTTTGGTGCAAACACTTGTGTGTCTAGAGCCCCTGAGAGTCCACTATCCAATAGGCTGTCATCTATTTGAGCACAGAGGACTTGGTAATCTAAGCTGTATTTTTGAAACCACTGTTTATCAGTGATAGCTTTTTTAAGCTGCATAACAATGTGAAAACCACCCCCGGTTTTTATTAGAACCAGGTTGTGTTCTTTAACCCCTAAAACTTTTGCTATCACTGATAAATATTGTTCATGTTTTTGTTTGTCTGAGTCTTCTACATCATCGACATCCCACATTATTAAATCTTGGGCTAACCAGTTTTCCACACGTTTTTCCACATCTTCTTTTACCTGATTACAGGTGACATAAAGATTGAATCTTTCATGGCTTGGTAAAGCTTGTATGCAGTCTTCGTGATTTTTTAGAAAATCATTTAAGTCTTTAAAGTATATTTGTGGTTTAAAGGATTTCTCAACAGCCTCTGTATCCGTTGCTCCATCTGGTGTATACGTTCTTATGCGTCTAAGTTCTAACACTTATCATCCCCCTGATGCTTTTAAAATTTAGTCATAGTGTTTGACAGCCTATGAGTGTAATACTCTAGAATATCTCAACGCATAGTCTTGAGCGTCAATGAAAACTTGCTTTGCTTGCACCTGGACAAAGTGCTATTTTCTATTAATTGCTATTAAACTACACAAAGAAGGTTTTTATAATGTCCGATCCAAGCATGGAAACAATTGATATCCTTCGTAAAAAGATTGCAGATTACAAAAGTGCGCTTAGAATTTTTTATCTTTTTGTTGATATCGCTCATCCTTTAAATGAAGAAGAAAAAAAAGAAGTCAGAAAAATGTTTGAAAAGCACAACGTGTCTGATGTTTTGGATTTAATAGAGAGTGATAGCAAAGTTGGGCATTGATGATTTTAGAGAGTTTAATCTACATGGAGGTTACACGTTGATAGATGTAAGAGAATTTAAAAATGCAGAGGATAGTCTTAACGCTACTTATTTAAGTAAAGACATAAAAATTAAGTTCATATTAATGCCAGAAAATTATAATGTAAGAGCTGATCTAGTTTGGAATAAAAAATACACTCCAGATGAAGTTGATCCACCAATTGAGCTTGTTATAAACGCTAAAAAAGATTTATTAGAAGCTTTAAAGGAAACTCAGTTTTTTAAAAACGAGGAAGAAAAATTTAAAAAGGTATGTGAAGATTATGCTAAACAAATTTCAGAGTTGGTTAACGAAGTCAAAAAATACAAACCCTACTATGAACACTTCAAACTCGGATACAAAATGCAGCACGGAGAACTCCCCGCTGAATTACCACCTATTCACAAACCAGATAGAAAAGACGGTTAGTTTTTTAAGAGAACTTGATGGATACATGAAGTCCCCTGATGTCCAAGGGGTAGAGTATTATAAAACACTTTACTTTGAAACTTTGGATGAGGTTGAAAAGTATGAAAAAGAAGTGGATCAAAAACTAAGAGAGCTTCAGTTAAAAAATGCTGAAAAAGGAAAACGTATTGGAGAGTTATTAAATAGGCTTGAAAAATACGAACCACCCGTGGAAGTTACAAAAGCAAAAGGGTCTGATAGTTACTCATGAAAACACCTAAATGGAACACCTTTGATTTTCACATAAGCTACTTAAAAAGCCCGATAAAAAACTTAGTTAAAAGACAAGTGCTATCGGGTGACAATTCAGGGGTTGTACACCAAAGAGCTCCAAGCTTTTGGACTGTTGGTATGGCTACTTATAAAGATGGTGTTAGTGATATTAAGGCAATTGAAAAAAACAATGAGCTTTTATACAAATACTTCCCTGATTTTTATGATTACCAGATTCAAAAACTTCAAACGCTTCTAGAAAAGCCGGTGTGTTACATGAAAAATATGCCTCTACCTGGTTTTCATGTTTTTGTGTACTGCAAGGAGTTTGAAAAGCCTTTAGCTAGACCTCATGTGGATGTGCCATTTAATAAATATGATTGGGGTAAAGAGGTTGGTGAGGATGATATATTTACTCACGTTATAGGCGTAGAGGTTCCAAAAGATGCAGGATTTTACATGTGGGACTATGAGGCCAAGGACATGGCAAAAGAAGGCCCAGATGTGATTGTAGAAAGGGCTAGGAAGACAGTCCCTGATGCGTTGGTACATCATATGAGTAATAAAATGATCATACACACTGGGAAAAATGTCCATATGATTAAGCCTTTTTCTGGTCCAACGGATATGTGGCGTATAACTCTACAATCACACGCAGTGTTTAAAGATGGAGTATGGCAGCTTTACTGGTGATATATAAAACACCGTCCATGGTGTAAAAAATACCTTCCTTGGCGATGGTGCTAAGTGTAGTATTACATAAAAGGGGATAAAATGCTTAATATAAAACCGAAAACTTATGTTTTAACCCTTACTGGTGTTGCAAGAGACATAACACCAGATGATGCCACTAAAAAACTATTCACTTCAGCCCTTGCTATTCAAAACTCCTCTGGGAATGATTTATTTATTGGGGATGAAAATTCTCAAGATTGGTTAGTTCCTGATGGATGTGAGTTTGAATTTTCGCATGTTAATGAAGAGCCAAGTGGAACTGATTCAGTTATACCCACAAGTAAATTTTGGGTTAGAGGGACTGGTAGAATTGTTGTGCTTATTTCAGAGGGGACTAGAGGCTAATGAGTGTAGGGAACAAGGCCAAAAAGTGTCTTACAGCTAAAACTGGCCTATTGTCCTATGTTGACGAATATTTTGATGTCGATCCTACTATAGTAACTAATGGCTATATAAGTTTGTTGAATATACCATCGCACGCAAGGGTTTTATTAAATGGGATTGAACTATCTGAAGGTATTAGTAGAGATTATATAATCCAAGGAAACGATATCGTTTTCAATACACCCGAATGTTTGGAGCCAACAGATTTAATAAAAGTTAGTTACCTACCATAATAACAATAAAGGGGATAAATATGGCAGATACTAAAATAAGAGCGAATACACAGATTAAGTCCGGAACACTTGATCGTGATAAACTACAGTCGGATTTTCTAGAAGGTACAAACCTAGATTTAACAGGTGGTAACAACAACGCCACTATAACTGGTTTAGCAGCCGGTGTGGCACTTGATGATGCTGTAAATGTTGCACAGTTAAACGCAGCCGTTTCAGGATCAATGAACTACCAAGGAACTATTGATGCATCAGATGCTACTGGTGCAGCACTAGATGGAGCAGCAATTGGTGATTTCTTTTTAGTTTCTACAGCTGGGACACTTGATGGGGTTCAATACAATGTTGGTGATCACTTAGTAGTTAACGATGCTATCACTGATTTTAGTGTTGATGGGGCTGGTAAGATTGATATCATTGATAACACTGAGTCTGCAGATATTCTTAGAGATGCTGATATCGTTAACGACCTGACAACAGGTGGTACAACTTCAGTTCTTTCAGCTCAACAAGGTGTTGTGCTTCAAGGTCTTGTTAATGGGCTTCAAACTGAGCTTGATGATACTCAAACAGGTGCAGGTCTTAATGCTGATGGTACATACAACACTCCATCAGGAACAGACTACATTGATACAGCTACAAGCTTGGCAAACGCTGATGAGCTATTAGATGCTCAGATTGCTGCAAACGCTGCTGCAATTGCTGCTATTCCAGGTGCTGTAAATGAGGTTTGTGGGGAGCTCCCAACAGTTACAAATGGCTCTGCAGTTTTACCTGCATTAGCAAACGTGCCTGTTATAGCTGGTTCGGATAAGGTATATTTAAATGGTTTAAGACAAGTCCGTGGTGGTGTAGATTACACACTTAACGATACTACAGGAGTAATTACCTTCACAGACCCTCTTTTAACAGATGACTGTGTTGTTGTTGATTACAAGTACTAAACAAATAGGGGATGAAAGTCCCCTATTACTAAAGATAGGAAAAAAATGTCAGGAAGAACGTCAATAACAGGAAGACAAGTCAGAGACGAATCTCTTACAGGGGATGATATACTTGATGGCTCGGTGCAAAGAAAAGATCTTGATGTTTCTACTCCAGGGCAAGCCGTTGTAAGAAGAATTATTGCAGGAACAAATATAAGTATAGGTTCAACAGGCATTGACTCAGGAACTGGTGATGTAACAATTAATGCATCAGGTGGTGCAGCGTTGATTAATTGTGCTAAGGGTGGCACCTCAGCAAACGCTCTAGCTAATAGTGGAGCATCATGCGCAAGAGGGGGGGATTCTAGTGTCATTTAGCGGAGTAGTAGCAGACTTAAGGTATGCCCAAATTTCAGATACGACCGCAAACTGGTCAACAAACAACCCAATACTTGAAAATGCAGAAATAGGCTGGGATGAAACAGTTCTAGATTTTAAAATAGGCGATGGTGTGACTGCATGGAACTCGCTTCCTTATTATAAAGACACAATTACTGCAGCAAGCTTTCCATCTTATGAAGCTTATCAAACAGGAACCACAACATTAGCTGAAAATCCTGCACCAGCTTCTATTATTCCAATGAACACACAAGTCGATGCTGTAACTGGATACGCTCAAGTAAGTAGTGGTGTTCAAGTTACTGATGCTGGTTCTTACAACTATGCATTTTCAGTAAGTGCAGATGGCGGTGATAATGATAGAGCAACACTTGTTTCAAGTATTTATGTAAACGGTATTGAGGTTACAAGAACAAGAGCTTTTGGTTATTGTAGAAATGTAAACAATGGTGAGGGCAGTGCTGGTAAATCTGGTAAGCTCATCTTATCTGCAAACGACATTGTAACGGTTAGAGCTTTTATCTTTGGTGACAATGCTACAACAATTACTGAAACAAGTAATTTATTCTTGGAGAGAAAGTCATGATTTTAACTACAACAGGTAATGCAACAACAGTTGTTATCACAGGACTTAGAGCACAGGACAACAATGATCTTACGCTAACTCATCCACAGACACTTAACTTATTAGAATTTTATGACAACGAGGATATCAAAGGTGTTGAATCAGTTATTCAAGCAGCCATTGATAATAATTTTATTACAGCTGAGACTGAAAACGGTGATCCTATCACTGATGTTGACGCTTCACTTCAAGATCTTTCAGAGATCATTGCAAGCGTTGATGCTTTAGAAGCTGATCAAGACGCACAAGACATTACTATAGCTCAGAATCAAGCAACAAATACAACTCAAGACGTTGATATAGATGCAGCCGAACAAGATATAGATAACCTTGAAGCAAACGATGCCACTCAAGATACAAACATTTCACAAAACACTTCAGACATCACAGCTGTAGAGGGCGTAAACACAGCTCAACAAGCAGAAATAGATCAAGCTGAACTTGATATAGATAATTTAGAAACTGAAAACGCTGCACAACAAACTGAGATTGATAATATTGAGAGTGATCAAACTACTCAAGATTCTAACATTGCAACAAATGCAGCTGCTATTATAACCGAAGCAGCTGTTAGCGCTCAAGCTGATGCCAATTTACAAACAGAGATAGATGCAGCAGAGGTTGTAAACACTAACCAACAAACTGAAATAGACGCAGCCGAACAAGACATTGATGACATTGAAGCATTGATCCCAAACTTTGCAGTTAAAAATGCAAACAATAACTTTACAGCTAACCAAACAATAGCGCCTGCTACGGGTAACGCTTTTGCTACAATAGATTCAGATGATGGGGATTCTTCTATTATATTTAGATCAGAGAATCATCTTTGGTCTATCGGAGCACCTGGTTTTGTAAATTCAGATGAGTTTAGAATTACAAAAACAAATGGTCTTGGCAGTAGTGTGGCTTTTTCAATTCAAAATTTTGAAGCCAATTTTTTTAATAAAAGATTAAACAATCTTATTGATCCTTTTGCAGCTCAAGACGCTGCCACTAAAAACTATGTGGACACTGAAATAGCTGCCAATGTTGGCGGTGGGGGAGCAACCGAGCTTAACGATTTAACAGATGTGGACACTGCAGGTGTTCAAACAGGTGATATACTTGAGTGGACAGGGACAGAGTTTGTTCCAAAAGCTATTAACAATGGTTTTACTTTACTTAAGATATGGTCAGAAGAAAACGGTGGTATCTCAAACAATTCTTATGAATGGTCATATGGTAACGGTGCTACTGGTCAGACAATTGGTATCGTTATTATGGAAGACTGTGAAATGTATAAAGCTGCTCTTAATGCAGAAAACTTTGGTACCAGTGTTTCAATGAATATTTATAGAAGAAGAGCTGGTGTAAACACTCTTGTTCAAACTGTTAACTTTACTGCAAACAACCAAGTTGTTGAGTTTGCACCTATTGAATTTTTAGAAGGTGACGTTGTTATTCATCAAACAAACACAGTTGTTGGTAGCACAAGTGATTGTAGGTTTATAAACATGTGTAGAGTCATTGCTCAGATAACTTTTCCCAAAACTGATAGAGCAAGGGTTCTTAATTCAGGTGTTGCTTTTAGCTCAACTACATTCGTAACTGTCCCAGGTATGAGTACGACAGTAACGCTTACTCAACCAGGTGAGGTTGAAGGTGATTTTATTTATGGTGGGCAACGTACAGGAACAACTAATGCAAACGTAGAATTTAGAATTAATATTGAAGGTGTTACTGGGGGTAATCTGCAAGAAACACTTTCTACTTTTAACGACACTGGGGCTGTATCATTTTTTAGAGAGAATTTACCAGCTGGAACTTACACTGTATCAGCTGAGGCTTTAACCAGTGCCCCAATTAATTTTAATAATATTAAATTAAGGGCTGAGGCCAACGAGGATTAGTATGGAATATAAATTTACAAAATCACAGTTTAATGGAACAAAGTTTTTAAGACTTATAGAATCACCTCTAAAAGAAAAAATATACGCAACCACTCATGTTGATGGGTTGGTTACTATTTTTGTAAAGGAAGAGCTAAGCACAGAAGAGATAAATTTAATACAACAAATTGTTGATACACACGACCCGTCCCCTGATTCGCCTTTAAAAATATATAATTTTATACATCCAGATTTAGACCATAGAACCACTGATTTTACTATCGTTGGACTAAAAAAGTCTTCTCCACGTTATGACAGAGGAAGAAAGGTTGAGGCTGATTACATTGATCCTGAAACAAAAAAGATGGTTGTGCGAAAAGTATTTACTGACCAAAGAGATGTAGAAACTGGTATCCTCACAGGACTTTTAATTGATTTTGAGTGGTATAAAGAAAACGGTGAGGTTGGAGACACAAAGACTGAGCTTGTTAAAGAATATAACGAGTGGGAAGCTGAAACTATTGAGCGACAAAGAAGGCAAAAGCAAAAAGACTTTCTTGTTCGTGAAGGAAAAAGGTCAGGTGCAGAGGCTTACATGACTATGCTTCTTCATTATTTTAGCGAACAGATTAGTGACTACATAGCCCTTGGTTCAAACGCATGGGCTGAGGCTTTAAAAGCTCACATGCCAAAGTTTATCAATGACGATCCTACTGGAGAGCCTGATCAGTCTGCAATAGAAACTCAAATTTATGGGATACTAACAGCAAAGCCAGAAGGTAACTTAAGCATTAAAGAAGCTATACTTTATCAAATAACAGGGAGTGTTTCATGATTACAATAACCAATGGAATAATGATTCTTACAATTTTAGTGTGGGTCATCTGGGATGTTTACCTATTTAAAAGAATAAAAGACGGTAAGAAAGAAAAAACATTTTCTATGATTATCACTGAGCTTTCGTGGTACACTCCTGCAATTCCTTTTGCTCTTGGGTTTTTAATGGGCCACTGGTTTTGGCCTGCATGAGATAGACATTGATACCAGAAAACTTTTTTAAGGTAAAACCTTGGCAGCACCAATCCAAGGGGGTTATAGAAGCCTCCAAATCCAATGATGGATATGCTTTCTTTTTTGAAGTAGGTACTGGTAAAACTATGACCGCCATCTCTACTTTAAGAATGAAATACATGGAGTATGGATCTTTAAGAAAAACATTAATTTTAGGACCTGTAATTGTTTTAGAAAACTGGAAAAGAGAATTACTAGCACACTCTAATTTAAAAGAAGAGAATATTCATGTGCTTCATGGACCTGGTAAAAAAAGAATAGAGAAGTTAAAAGAAATAGAAGATGATATTGTAATTACAAACTACGAAGCGCTATCTTCCATTAAAGGTTTTACTGAAGCTATTCAAAAATGGGAACCTGAGATTCTAGTTCTTGATGAGTCTCATAGATGTAAAAACATTCAGGCCAAGATGACAAAAGCTTGCATAAAAATAGCCGACAAAGCAGAGCATTCATACCTCTTATCAGGGACTCCTATCTTAAATAGTTTAATAGACATTTTTGCACAGTATAGAATTCTTGATAAAGGTAAAACTTTTGGGAAGAGTGTATTTAGTTTTAGGAATAAATATTTTTATGATAAGAATGCAGGAATGAGCAGGGACAAATACTTTCCTGATTGGATAGCCAAAAAAGAAAGTGCAGATGAGATAAACGCTCTTGTAAAAGCTAAGAGTATGCATGTTAAGAAATCGGATTGTTTAGATTTACCACCGCTTGTGAAAAAGAAAATTTATGTAGAGTTAGAGCCTGACCAGAAAAAAGCATATGCTGATTTAATGAAAAACTTTATCGCCTTTGTTTCTGATGACACACAAACTGCAGCCGTGGCAGAGCTTGCTTTAACTAAAGCTTTAAGGCTTCAACAAATAACCACAGGTTTTGTTGGGACCGAAGATGTTGAGGGTAAAAAAGACATACACAGGTTTAAGAAAAACCCTAGGAAAAAGGCACTACAAGAACTCTTGGCTGACCTTACACCAAACCATAAGGTTATTGTGTGGGCAGTTTTTAAGGAAAACTATAAAGACATTCGAGAGGTTTGCGAAAAGCTAGGAGTTGAGCATGCGGAAGTACATGGGTCTGTATCTCAACAAGACAAACTTTTTGCAATGGACAGCTTTAATAACGATGAAAAGTGTCGTGTGCTTATTGGGCATCCTGGTAGCGGTGGCATTGGTATTAATCTTGTTAGTTCTGATGTCAGTGTTTTCTATAGCCGTAATTTTTCATTGGAATATGACATACAAGCAGAAGCTAGAAACTACCGTGGAGGCTCTGAGAGGCATGAAAAGGTCACTCGCTATGATCTTGTCACACCAAACACTATAGATGAGCAAGTGCTATCAGCCTTGCAGGATAAGAAAAAAATTGGATACAAGGTGTTAAAAGACATGGCTTTAAAAGAAAACGGATGACTCTGTTTTTTTAATTTTATATAAAATCAAAGGGTTAAAGTCCGCCTACCAAAAGGGATGAAAAGGGAGATTAGATATGCCAGAGATGACATTAGAAGAACTAGATAAGCTAACCACCAGGGTTATTGAGCTTAAAGAATTCAAAGAAAAAAAAGATCAAGAAAAAAAAGAAGCAGAAAAAGCATTTAAGACAGCGCAGGCTGAGCTTATAACAGCTTTGGAAGCTCATGGTAAAACTGAAAACGAGGGTGATTTTGGAAAAGTTAAACTTGTTACAACTGAATACTATAAGATGACAGATAAAGATGAAGCCATGGGGTGGTTAAAAGATACGGGTGATTTTGATGCTTTAGCTAGTGTTAATGCAAGAACTTTTTCATCACACGTAAAACAACTCATAGCTGAAAAGCGCGATGAGGGTGATTTTGTTTGGATGCCCCCAGGTGTTGAAGACGCTACCAGTGATTATAAATACGTAAGGATAACTAAATGAGCACAGAAAAAATAGAAGCAACAAAGTTAGAAGTGGTTAACAAAGCGTTTGAAAAAGCGATGGCTGAGATAAATATTCTTACTCAAGATTTAATGCAAGATTTTAAATCAAAGGGTGATATCACTCCAAAGGTTGCAAAAGAGATGGCCAAGGAAAGATACATTTTAGGTCTTTGCTATATGGCTTTTTCCAAGGGTTCACAAAAGAAAATAGTTGATGAAATTGTAGAAGAAAAAGAACAAGAAAAAAGACAATTAAGTTTATTAGAGCAAGAAGAAACAGATGGAGACAAAGAAGATGGAAAAACAAATAGTAAGTAAAGAAGAAACAAATGAATTAGCAACGCCTTTTGAAGCAGGTGCAGGCATGGGCTCTACAACAATTGATGCCTCTGATATACAAATACCAAAGCTGCAATTACTGCAAGCTATGAGTGATGGAGTGTCTGACAACACTTTTAACATGGGTGATATTATCCACACTGCAGACCAAGAGGTTTTGGCAGGCAAGGATAAAAAGGTTGAGGTTATCCCTTTTCATATCGTAAAGGTTTCACAAAAATTTAGAACAGATGTTCAACCAAAAGAATATATACTTACTGAAGAGTATAGGAATCAGCCTTGGGAAGAGGAAGAGTATGTCTGGCAACAACAAGATGGAAATCAAATCAGTTGTAAGGTTAATAACTTTAAAACTTATATTGTACACGCTATTGTACTTGGCGATGACATGGATATGAGTCTTCCAGTTACAATTACATTTAGAAGTAGCGCTGGGAAAGACGGTAAAAAGATTGCAAGTCATTTTGCTACCGTTATGCAGTTTAATGCTGTTAAAAAGAATTTACCAAACTTTAAACCCCAACCCCCATACAACGCTGTTTGGCAGTTATCCAGTGAGTCGGTTAAGGGTCCTAAACAATCTTATTTTAAATGGGCATGTAAAAAGTCAAGAAAAGCAACGGATGAAGAGATGTTAGCTTGTGCTGAGTGGGAAGCTGCAATTTCTGCAAACGCCCAAAAGTACACACAAGCTGCAGGGGATGAGTCTGATGTGGAAACCCCACAACAACTAACACAAAAATCTGGTCGCACAGAAAAAGTTTCCACAGAAGCTAATCCTCCAGCACCAAAAGATAATGACTTACCCTTTTAAATAAGGTTATATTTTAGTGCGAGTGAAAAAATGTGTAACCCAGGAACGCTCCCTTTGACGTACCACTCTAAAGAAGTGTTCCCGCTCGCACCATTTTTAAAGGATTCTTATGCCATTTAAATCAGAAGCTCAAAAAAAGTACTTTCAAAAATTACTTGAGCAAAAACAAATCACAAAAGAAGATTACTCCCGCATGGAAGCGGGGACTCCCAAAGAACTACCTGATAGGTCAAGAGCTAGTGGCCCCATGGTTATACCGGTAAGAAGGGTTAAAAAGTATTGACTTAAAGATATCAGATGCTAATTTGATATCAAAACAGGAGTTAATATGAACACCACTGAAGTCCTCTACGCTCGCGTTGATATCACTAATATGTTATACCTTGAAAAGCTTAGTAAAAAAACAGGTAAATCAAAAGCTCAGTGTGTTGATGAAATATTAAAATCAGCAAGACTTAAAAAACAGTACACTCCAGAAAAGAAAGCAAGTCCTGCAAAAGGGGTTGATAGAAGACAAAGAAGGATAGCTACATTGGAGGCTAGGAAAAATGAGTACAAAAAATCCAAGAATTCAACAGGTAATAGTAACTCATAAAAACTTCGATCTTTGTCTCTTAGAGTTAGAAAAAGCAAAGTATAAGTCATTCGATACAGAAACAACAGGGCTTTATCCTTATCATGGGGACAGGGCTTTTTGTGCTACTTTTTCAACACACGATAAAGACTTTTATTTTAATTTCCAAGAATATGAAGGACTAACACCTTCTTTGGTTCTACCACGTTCTAAGATTCTTGAAATGCAGCCTATATTTAATTCAGGAAATATCATCATACAAAATGCTAAGTTTGATATGCATTTTTTTGGTATAGAGGGGATTAAGTATAAAGCTAGAATTTTTTGTACCAAGGTGTTTGAAAGACTCGTAAATAACGAAAGGTTTTCCTATAAGCTAGAGGCTATTGGAAAACGCATTGGCTATGAAAAAGATGATGCTGTTATGAACTACATCAAAAAACACAACCTTTATGACCTTAGAAAAAGAGCTGGGAAAGAGTGGAAACAGCCTATGTTTTATAAGGTTCCTTACAAGATAATTAGTGAGTACGCCATGAGAGATTCCAGGGTTTGCTATGAAGCTTTTATGGATCAATTAAAATCCTTAAAACAAATGGAGAGGCATCTTGGTAAGTCGGTTTATGATGTGTGCACGAATGAGTCTGAGCTTTTAAAAACAGTATACGAGGTTGAAAGAGTAGGTGTTAAACTTGATGTACCATATGCCAAAAACGGTCTTGATGTTGCACAGTACTCAGTTGAAAGAAAGCTTGCAGAATTTAGGAAACTCACAGGCGAGAGGTTTGTAGACTCTGCGATTTGTTTCACCAAGGTGTTTAAGAAGACTGATTTTGAAAGATTTAAACGCTCTGATAAAGATAACTATGAGTTTAATAAAACCATACTAAAAACATTTAAATCCCCTGCAGCCAAGCTTGTTTTGGATATTAGAAAATTAAACGTCCAAATACAGTCTTTAAAACAGTTCCTTTTTGCAGCCGATGAGGATGGTATTATTCACACAGACTATGACCCTGCAGGAACCAGGACTGGTAGGTTTTCATCAAAGAATCCAAACCTTCAAAACCTTAAAAAAGACGTAGATGCTAGAGGGGATGACCTTGTCATAAGGAGGGCTTTTATACCAAGAAAAGGGTATAAATTCGTGATGATTGATTATGACCAAATGGAGTACCGGATGATGTTAGACATTGCTGGTGCGAAGGGTTTAATTAACAAGGTTTTAGGTGGCCTTTGCGTTCACTCTGCCACGGGCGAGATAGCTGGAATTGAGAGAGCACCTGCAAAAACTGTGAACTTTGGGACACTCTATGGACAAGGAATTAAGTCTTTAGCACTCTCTTTAAACAAGACTGAAAAAGAAGCACATGCTTTGCAGCAAAAGATTTTTAAAGCCTCCCCTGAAGTAAAAGACCTTATCTACCAAATTATAAATAAAGCTAGGACTAAGAAGTACATAAAAAACTGGCTTGGTAGAGTGTATAGATTTCCAAAGACTTTTCTTTGTTATAAGGCGCCTAATACATTGATCCAAGGGGGCGCTGGGGATGTAGTTAAAAAGGCAATGAATGATGTACATTCGTTCTTAAATGACTATGATTCTAGGCTTATTTTAAACGTACATGATGAACTTGTTTTTGAAGTAAAAGATGAGGAAGATAGCATAATTCCAAAGATTAAAGAAATTATGGAAACCACCTACCCTCATAAAAGACTACCACTTACTTGTGGGGTTGATTATTCAAATAAATCTTTAGCTGACAAGCAGGCTTATAGCTAGATACGATAAGGGGGTATGGCTAAAAAACCTGAAACAGTATTTAAAGAAAGAATACTTCCACAGCTTAAAGCACTGCCAAACACCTACGTATTAAAAACCCAAGAGGTTTCAAAGCGTGGAGTGCCTGATGTTTTAATGTGTGTTAAAGGGGTTTTTGTAGCGCTTGAACTTAAGAAGGATTTAAAGAGCAATCCTGATGACCTGCAAAGATGGATTATGGTACAAATAGCAGAGGCCGGGGGGATTACTATGGTGGTGTATCCAGAAAATTGGAAACTTACCTATCGTATAATTCACGACCTTGCACATTTTGGGATAGAAAAAACAGACTTAGAATTACACTAAAAGGAGACATAAAGCACCATGGAAAACGTAACTGAAATCAAAAAGGAAACTATAAGACTTCCCTACACTGTATTTGAAAACTACGAGGCTTTGCAAAGCACTACAAGAATGATGCTTACAACAAAGTACACACACCTAAGATCGGCAAAGCGTGTGGATAAACTTTTAAAATTAATCAATGAAGAGTACCAAAAATTCAACACCCAAAGGCTTGCTATACAAGAAGAGTGTGTTTGGGAAACTCCTTCTACTAATAAAATTTCTGCTGTCTTTAAAAAACAAAATGAGTCCCAAGACCCGGTTCTAAAAAACAAAGAAGAAATTGAAGGTAAACTTAAAGAGTTGTTAAAGAAAGAAGCTCAGCTAGATTGCAGCCCTTTAAAAGAAAAAGAATTAAAGCTTTTTAAAGTAAGCCCTCAAGAGCTAGGTGTGTTAGAAATACTATCTGATAAAGCTAGCTTTGAAGCTCTTTTAAACTCTTAGAGATATCTCTAATTTCAGATGAAGTGTGCTTTTGTTCTTTTTCAAGCCACTTCACTTGATCAAGAGTTTCATCAAATTTAAGTACAAACCTAGAGTACTCATACTTAATGCGTTTTATATCCTCTACAGTGTCTTTTACTTCTTTTAAAGAGGCATCTATAGTGGTCCTAAAAGCATGATTATCATAGGATATACGCTCAAGCTTTGTTCCAAGTTCTCTAATAGAGTCTTGGGTTTGCCCGTGGCGGGTGTCATTTTGTGATATTAGCCTATTCAAGAAGTAAGCACACAGCGCAAGCAGCATGCCTAGTATCCCTTGAAATATAAAGCTAGTCATCGACTCCATCGTTGTCATCCTCTTTAGCAAGCTCTTGTCTTCTTTCTTCTAAGTCCTCAATGCTTGTATAGGCTTTCTTAGAGGCCTTTGCTTCTTTTTCTAAACACTTAGAAACAAACCTCATCATCTTCTCATCGCCTTTAATTTTTTCAGCACGAATAATACACTCAGCAGCGTCTTTTATTTCGTAATCAGCAAAAGCACCATCTTGGCCATACTCATTATCACGCTCTTCAATCATACGCTCTTCGCAAACTTTTACTCCAGAACCATCTTCCATTTTATCTTCCCTCATCGTCATTTAAGTTTTTCCATATATTTACACCACTTTGAATTCTTGGTGTAAAGGGTGCAATATCCGGTGCTAAATTTTGTACCCCACTTAAACCTTTTCCAAGTCTAGCGTTTGCTTTCATATAAGCTTTAAACGCTTTTGGTGATCCAAGAGCTCCAACAAAAGCACCCGCAGTTCCACCTATTGCAGCACCTTGAGCACCACCCGCTTCACTCCCAAGATATGAACCCCCTAGGATACCAGCCGCTTGAAGCGCTGTGTTTCTTCCAGTGGCAGACTTACCTAGTGATAAAATCTGAGAGTCGGGATCAGCAAAAATATCTTTAACCTTAATCGATTCGGCCAAGTCTTCTATTCCATCAACCCCTGCATCTTTTATCTTCCTAGCAGTAGGGTCTACTTTATCGCCTTTTAGAACTTTACCTAAAGTTCTTTTGGTAGTGTCTTCATCTTTAAAGTATTTTTGAAGAGTTTTTTGACCATCTATTAGTTTACTATATTCTTTGTTAGCAGCTTTTAAAGCGCCTCCATCATCCATACCTAGCCCAATAGAGTCATCAAGTTTTACAGCAGCTTTTTTAGAGATACGAGCTAAGTCTTTTTCAACCTGGCTTTGCTTAAAAGCCTGCGTATCTATACCAGAATTATTTACTTTCTTTATTCTTGTAAGATCATTTAAATCTTTCTTTAAAGAAATAGCACTCTGACCATCAAGACTTGAAGCTTTTGGAACATAAGTGTTATAAGCTTTTTTAACAAAAGCTAAATCTTCTTTTGCTTTATCAGTTCCTAGTTTTTTAGCGCGAACAGAGTAGTCTTTTATAAGATTCAAGTATTCTTTTCTAACTTCTTTTATATCAACTGAAGCGTTTGATCCATCAATCATATCACCAATCTTAGTACCAAGAGTGGACATCTTGTCAGAATGGTTTTTAAACACTTCATCTTTTAAACCTGTTAGAGCACCAACAGCATCATAGTCATCAATGCTATCAATGTTTTCTGAAGCTCTTTTAAGAAACTTAGATTTAATTCCACTAATCTGTTCTCCAACACGGGGAGCCACAGCGTCTTTAGTTTGACCTAAAAGACCTCTTTGAGTTTTACCAAGCTGTTTGGCCAAAGCCTCAACAGCTTCTTTTGTGGCATTAGGCCCTAGTTTTTTAGCAGCCTCTTTTAGAAGTACTTTACTCCCAGCACCGGTACCTAAAAGTATAGGGGATACAGCACCAAAAGCACTACTTGTTTTTATATCATCGTAGTTAAGATCTTGGTCTATACCTGACCAAGTTCCAATCTTTTGTCTTAAAGCCTCAAGACCGCCACCAGCAGCAGCACCGGCCGCAGCACCTCCTGTAAGACCTGCAACAACTGCACCAGGTCCTGAAGGTATTGCAAGAGTACCGGCAGCTAATCCACCTAAGACTGCTGCTGTCCCCTCAGCAAAACCAGAACCTATATCATACACAGAGTCTGATATATCTTGAAGGCCAAAGCCTTTTTCATCTAAACGCCTCCACTCTCTTTCTTCTGGTTTTTTTGCAAGAACATTACCACTTGCATCTTTTTTGAAATTTAAGTTAGGTAGCTTTTTTTGTAAGTAATTAAAAGAAGCCTCTGGATCATTACCAAAGTTTTTATAGATAGCTCTTGTTTTAAAGTCGATATCAGGGTGCATTTCATCAAGAACAGGAGCCTCTTTGTTTTGAAGCTCCATGTATAACTTTTTAGCTGTATCTTTATCAATCTTACCAGCTTTTAAGGCTTGTAGGATTTTTTCCGAACCCTTCATAAACCAAGCTCCTTACGAAGTTCATCTTCAGCACTCATACCTGGTTCTGCTGAAGTACCAGAGTTTGTGATAATGCCTGGAACAGCTGGGATATCTGTAATACTCTCTAGTCCTGAAAGATTATATCCTTGTGTTTTAAAAGCATCTAAATCTGATTTTTGTTTCTGCATTAAAAGCCTGTTAACAATTGCTAATTTATTTTCTGCAATTTCTGGAGTATCCCCAAGGGAAGGAAACATCTTTTTGTACTTTTCCTCATCCTCTTTTCTTAGAACCCCACCCTCCATGAATCTACCAAAAGCTTGGGACGACGCCTTCATCTGTGCGTTTATGGTTTGAGCCTGTTCGTCGTAAGGATTCATAGAAGATATTGCACCCCTAACTGGATCGAATCTGTCCTTGTTAAGAGCTATAGTGTTTTTAACATCAACAAGCATAGCAGGAATTTGATTACCCTCATTTATTTTTTTAACCATGTTGGCGGTTAAATCTTTAGAGTTCTCAGATACCTGACCTCCTGTAGAACCACCTGAGGCCTTAAGACTGTTTTTAAACCCTGCAAGCTGTTCTTGCATCTTATACTGTTGGTTTAGGTAATCCAATTTATTTTGCTGTTTAAGGTTTTCTTGAGCCATTTTATCATTAGGTTTTTGAAGCTGTCTTTGAGCGTTTATTAAATCAGAGGCCGTTCCCATAACACCTTGTCTTTGAGACATAAGTTTTTGCTCAAGCTGAGCTCTTTGATCAGCCACACTAGGGCCTCTCATTTGTTGGTACTGACCCGTAAGGTTTTGTCCCGGATTAAACATATCTGCAAGCATTGCAAGACCGGTTAAATCTCTTTTATCTTTCTTACCCTCTAACCCCTGAAGTTGTTGTTGAGTTTTTTGAATCCCTTGATTCTGAGCCTCAAATTGTGAAAGCTGTGCTTCTTGAAGCCTTTTCATAAGCATATCCGTTGGACTAGCCTGCATCTGAGGATTCATGACACCTTTTAAGTTTGAGACAGCTTCTTCAACTGTCATGTCTTTTGGATCTTTTTTCATAAATTACCTCATATTAAAGTAAGGGCTAAAATTAGGCTGATAACTTAACTGAGAATATTGGGTCATACCAGGAGCTGCTGAGCCTGCAGCCATAGCACCTTGAGCTGCACCAGTTGTAGAAGCCGCGCCTGTAGTGGCACCTGAAGCACCAGCCGCTGCACCCGCACCGCCTAAAGCTTGTCCAACCATAGCACCTTGAGCTGCACCGCCTAAAATACTACTTGCATAGTTTTGGTTTCCAAAGTTACCCGCACCTGGATCACCAAGGCCAGTCCATGGAGACATAGCAATAGCTGTTTTTCTATAGGCATCATGCTCTTTTTGCATTTTTCTATTTTCTTTAGTATCAATAGCGCCTTTTATCGCACCCGCTCCACCAACAGCTACCATTACCCATGACATATTCTACCCCTCTTTTTCTTGTAACTTGTAAAGCTCACCAATTCCCTCTACTTCAGAGTAATCTTGAGCTATAAATTTATCTTCAATCTTTTCTAAATCAGTTTCATCTGTTCCATGAACCGTCACCCAAGTGCAATCTTCATGGATATATGCAGCTCTTTTTATACCAGGTTTTGATACCACAGTGTAAGGAGCTTCTATTGTTTTAAGACCATCCTCTGTTAAAAGAGTCATCTTCCCTTTTGCTAGAATATTTAAGCTTGAGTGTTTGTGAATCTTACCAACAAGCACAGTTCCTTTTGGTATGAATAGTTCACGCCCATAAATGTCTTTTGAGAAGTGATGCTTAACAGGAAGATCCACGTGGTGTTTTTTAGGGATGTTTTTTAAAGTCTCTTGAAGTGAATATATTTTACTTCTAAAAGTTTTTATCAATTCACTCATATCATGTGCTCCTCTAAAAGAAGCTCTAGCATTATATCACCTTTAAAAGTCCTAGTTCCAATGACTAAAAACCCTACTTTAAGAGCTATTTTTAGCATGCTTAAGTTAGTGTTTTGGATGTAGGTGGTGATTCTTTTATACCCATTAGAAAAACACCATTTAGCATTTCTTAAATAACTTTGATAAGCATGAACGGTGCCTTTTGAATTTGGGAAAGCTCCTCCGTGTTGCCAGTAAACTGATTCAGAATCAAGCTCCCTAACAGTGCAGTAGTTCATTGGCATTCTGTCTTTTATGTTTAACAAGCAAAAATCAATCCTATCCATGGAAGGATCTCTTTCTTGGTTAAAACATATTACGTGAGCTTGTGTAGAATATTTTTTCCACTCCTCACTAGAAAGCTTTTGAACCTCTACACTCATTACTTTTTACCACCACCGCTTGGAGCTGCATCTGCTGTTTTTATACTGGCCCAGGCATTCATGTTTTGATCAAAAACATTTGAATCAAACGCTCTTTCTTGAGAGATGTCTCCAAGGGTGTTTTGAATATTATATTGATCAACATTTTGGTTAAACTGAGCAGTGTTTAACTCTGCCTGACCTAAGCTATTTAAACTGTTAAGTCTGTTTTGTTCATCTGCAAGGTTAGCCTGTAAGCCTTGTCCAAAAACATTTTGTTGGTTTTGAAGGCTTTGTCTCATCCCATCTTGAGCTAGTAAAGAGGCAGCACCAGAGTTAACACCACCACGCATTGCAAGCTGGTCCATTTGTTGAGCCTGCGCTTGAGCAGTTTGTGCTTGGACATCACCGGCTTGTCTGTTTATCTGCTGCTGTTGAAGCTGTCTCCAAGTGCTTTGCTCGCCCGGTTGTCTTAAGCCTTCTTGCCTCATCATATCAAGGTAATCGGTGTTTAAGTTATTCCCAAGAACGTACTGGTTTTGTAAAGAACCATCAGCATTTCTAATGCTCTCAAACTCTGGAGCATCTGGCATTGAACCGTATTTTTCAAAGTAGGCAGTGTCTAACCAATTCATTAATTTAACTCCTCGTAGTAAGAAAGATCCATTTCAATTTCATCATTACCATCAGGCTGTGCATCAGATAAAGCTGTTTGCATCTTGCCTCTTTGCTGCTCAAGCATTTGAATAGCTACTGGTAAATTAGGGTGCCCCTCTTTTTCATACACTCTAACTTTTATAAATTGATAAATAAAGTTTATAAAAACAGGGATATCACATATGTCTGTATCCAATCCCGTCATTCTATTTAAGTTTCTTAAAAACCAAATATCAACAGCACCTGTGGCTGTCTCCCTAGCAGTTGGAATAAGAACAATCTTTGGGTCTGCCACTGCAGGGTTGTATATAAAATATTCATACAAATCAGAGGTATTAAAGTTATCAGCTATTGCTTTTTTCTGAAACTTCTTATCCCCTGCAGGCTTTATTTCATAAACAGTAGACTGGTTGTTAAACATGATTTTTCTAATTTTATGAGCGTATATCTCATCAGGTAGAGAATACTCATCTTGGTCGGCTACCAAATCTAGAGAATACTTATCAAGAAAATAATCAAGAGCCCTTCCTGACATTGTATTGATCTCGCCTTCGTACTCATCAATGGCCTCGTTTGCATAAGCAACAAGCTCATCAGGGCGCACAAAAAGCTCCCCTTGAAGATCAAGGTCTCTTTGGATTTTAGCTTTGATCTCACCCCAGGTGTAGTATTTCTTTAAAGTGCTCATAATCTTCCTTTATTATAGCTGTGATTGCAGGTAAAATCCAAGCCTTACATTAGACGTTGTGCCTACAGAGCTTGCTATATTGTAGTCAACCAAATCCCCTGGACTAAGTTCTATTAAAGTATCTAATTTTATAATTTGTCCACGGCTTGTGAAATCAAGAGTGGCTTCAATATTGCTATTTTTTAGTATTTCTATGGATATAGAGGTCCCAAAGCTTGAACAGCTTAAAGATAAAGCCTCTATTTTAGAATCTTCGTGAGCTGTGAATCCTATACTCTCTTCTGCAGGTACAATAGACTTTACGAACAAATCAACAGCTACAAAATCAGTACCGTTATATCTTAAGTAAGACCCTTCTCTTGCAGCGTTTAGATTCACATCCCCTGCAGAGCCAATGGAGAATTGATTAAGGTAGCGCCTTAGAATCCTAAAGTTTTCTTGCACGTACTTGTCTTCAATCTCTCTTTCTAAAAGCTCTAAACGATTATTGATCACTCTGGATTACTCCCATTTGAACCTTTAGTAAACGGTGTATGAGACTTGCTTAAGTAACTCCAATGAAGAACATATCCGTTTAAAACAAGAACCTCGTTTTTTGGAATCCCAACCATAGAGAATTTAAAGTTTCCATCTACCAAAATATCATCAGGGTCTTCTAAAACCACTTGGTTTGAGGTCCTTGAAGAAATTAAAAATCTTTCAGTGTAGTTGTCGTTTTCAAGTGTTATGAAGTAATCCTCTACATCATCAGGGAAAGTAAAAACCCCACCTAACGTAGCTGTTTTGTTTGTACCATCAACTGTTATGTTCCCTATTAGATCAGAAGTAACAATCAAGGATTCAGCATTTGTAAGCTGAATCTGCTTGTATTGGCATCTTAAGCTGCCTGCTGGAAACCTTCGCCACTGCTCAATAATTCCTTGAAAATTCCAAAGAGCACGAGCGTCCCCCCAAATAGGAAGGGGTGATCCCCATACAATGCTCTGGTTGTATGTTATGGGCTGTAAGTCCCCCACAACTCTGTTAGAGTCATTACTTGATTTAATTGCAAGGGATAAATTTGTGGTGTTTTCTGCTGAAATTAAAATACGTGGAACAAACTTTCTATAAAACTTTGAACCAAAGTCATGAAAGCATGATTTATAGCTGTAAATTATGGCCTGATTTATCCAGTTTGCAGGGTCTGCAATGGAAAGGTCAACTTTTCTATCAGAAAACAAACTGTCTTCGTGATAAAAAATTAGACCCCTTGTGTCTCCACGATAAATTCTAAGCTCTTGAGTTTGAGGATCTTTGTGAAACTTTATGGCTGTGGGCCTAAAAGAATCCCCTCCATCCATGGTGGTAAATGTAGAAGCTGCGCGTATTCCAAAACGAAGATCAAGTACAAAACACTTATTAGGTTCATCATCCACACCGTCTTCATTTACACTCCAAATAACTCTCTCATTGTTGGGATCATAAGTTCCCTGTATTCGCCTTGCTTTTTCAGTGTTTGAAACAAGCTTTTGATAGGTCTCATTTATACTATCTGAAATTTTCATAACCTTGTAGCCATCAGACCAATAAAATCCAATCTCTCCAGCCCAGAAAATACCTTTGTGCGTTTGAACAATAGAGTTGTTAGAAACACACCCGGCTCTATCATCTATACGCCTAAGATCCATTGATCCATTGCCATCGCTTCCAAAGAATTGATCAATTCTGTAAATGAACTGTCTGCAAAAAAGCATTGGTCTATCAAATATAGAAGAAAGTCCAAAAATCTCTTGCTCTACCTCAGAGGTAAACTCTTTAGGAACACTATCAGGATCCCCTGGGATTGATTGATGAACAGTGTACCTGCTTACTGCTGAGCCTTCTTGTGTGTGCGCGTAGTATCCAGTGTTATTGACTACGTGAACGTATTTACACAAAGGTGGGGCTGAATTAGAAATGCGACCATTATCCCCGTATAAAACAGTGTTGTTTACAAGAGTTTCATCCTCAACTTCGTCTACAAAGGAAAGGGTAGTAAAGGGAACGGTTCCAACTCTGAAGTAATCGTCTGCACCGTTTTGCGTCCTGTAGATTTCGATTTGTAAATTATCTGTGTCATAATTACCTGTACCTGAAAAGCTTGAAGGAAGAGTTATAGTTGAACCGTTACCTGCTGTAATCTCACCACCTGAAACAATGCGCGGGAAGAAGGTTACTGGCCCTCTATCCAAATAAGTTGTGTCTCCAACTTGGTATGTGTAGGAAAAAATAAAAGCATAAGAATAAGTAAAATCAGAACCAGATGGATCCGTGATGTCCCCCGTTGCGAAGTCTGGAACATCTGGAAGACCCGCTGACCTAACTTGTAAATCTTGGTTTTCATCAAAGTATACTCGCTGCACCTGTGAAAAAGCATCATTAGCCATAAGGATTTGACCTTGGTAATGAGCAGTTGAAATTAAAGAGTTGCTATCTCCTTGATCAAATAAAGGTCTATTTGTAGGACCTAATAATTCTGCATAAACTCCGGCATTATCATAAAAAAGCCTAGTTCCAGAAACAGACACTAGCGTGTCTTCATCCAAAAGAGTGTCGGGTACAAAATCAATCAAAGAAACTCTGTTTAGACCAGAGGGAAGTTGTGTGGTGATAAATAAATCACTACCCCATCTTGTCCTAGGTCTTTTATGGTTTGTGTAAAAAAAGTTCTTAAACTCTTCTGCAGTATTTGTCTCACCATCCACAAAGTAATCAGTTATCCCGCCTGAAAAATCTATAACCTCTAATGGCTGTGTTTGCATCATTAGTATAAAACCTCAAGATCCAGGGGCTCATTTAAAAATACATAAATGCTTGTACTGCTTAAAAAAGCAATGCGTGGATATATCATCTCTTTAGTTGTCGGATCTCTAAAAGACACCCTTGTTGTAGCAATCAAAGATCCTATAGGAAGATTTAAAGTAGCTCTGTACTCAGTCCCCTCTATAGAAAAATCAGCTTGGGTTATGTTATCTACAGTAGTCTCAACACTAGAAGATGCTATCTTTCTAGAGGTGATGCCATCATGAGTGTGATCGTTTTGAATTTCAGCATTACTACCAAGTGCGGGGAACCAAACATCACCCGTGTCACCTGTTTCTGGTTTAATAATACCTTTACTTAGCGTTTGTGCCACGTCTTACCCCCACAAGTTCAAAATGTGGAAGGTCATGAAAACTCTGGTCATCAAAATGATTATCAGAATCCCAGTCTCCGCCCCACCTTATCTTATATCCTAGTTTAAATGCTACACCCTTAACTATGCCAGCTAAAAAATAAAACCTATCCCAGTCGTTCCAATCAACTGGATAAGGTATTACATCAACTGCAAGGCTTGGGCTTGTATTGTGTTTTGATCTAGGCCAGCGAAGTTTAGACTGGCCAATATCGTAGAGCTTGTTCTGTTCTTCTCTGTCTCTGTGACCTTCTATAACAGCACAATCTATGATTTTTATAACTTCATTAAAAATTTCTTGTAAGTAAGGGTGGGCTTCATCCAGGTTTTGTCTGGATCTTTTTCCAAATGCGTAGGTCTTTTTCTTTCGTGCCATTATCGCCCCTCTATTTCATCAAAAATATACTCTAGATAAAACCTTTTATCTATGACTATAAATTTATCCATATCAGGGTTATCCTGAATGGGAATGATTTGTTCTTTTTCGTCTTTAAGTTCACGAAAAAGAACTAAATCTTGTGGGTCAATCAGCCAAATCTCTATCTCTGTTTTTCTTCTCTCGTGTGCGCATCCCATCGTAATCATACTTAGTAGGACGACCGCTAACACCAGATGCGTGCTCTTCAAGAGGTTTTTGAGACTTGTTTTCTGTACTTTCATCAACAGCCCCTTCAACTTCTTTTTTCAACTCAATCTTTTTTAGGTACACCAAAGCATCCCTAATAAGAAAAAGTATATCACGTATCGCTAGAAGAAGTTTCAGCTTGTTTTTCCTTGTTAAGCGACTCCACCGCATCCTCTAACTGTTTAGTAAGAGGATTCTTACCAAGGGTAGGGAACATCTGTAAGACTTTCATTATTAGGTTTCTGCCCTTACCAACAATTAAGTCATCCTTAGTTGATGGCGTTAACCTTACAACAACTGTGGCAATCAATACCAAACCTAAAAATATAGATGGTAAAAGGCTAACCCAAGCCGGTAAGTTCGTTAAAATGTCTTCCATTTGTCCCCCTAGTTAAAATTATCTGTAATCTTTTCTAGTGAGTACTAACTCAAGTCCCCTTACTTCTTTGATTAAGAACTTTTCACCACCCACTACAACAGTAGGCTCTTCGCCTTTTTTTGCATCTTTCTTAAGCCCTAAAACGATTTCTTCGTTAGACTTTGGTCCCTTTGGAGCCTCAGTTTTAACTGGTGCTTTTGCTGAAGGTTTTTTCTCTTCTTTTTCTTTAGTAGCCATGTGCTATCTCCTTTTATAAACTATTATTCTCTGTAATATTATTTAACTTTTTAAGTGTTACGTAAGACTGTCCTATACCAGCGATAACAGTGACGGATCCGCCGGATACAGCTACATCAAACTCCAAAGACTGTACCCCTGAACTACCAGTTTTAAAAATCTTAGACGCTCCAGCACTTAAAACTAATGCATCAGCTCCATCTTGAGATTGACCTTGAGCACCTACTCGTGTAACCCCCGTCCTCACTCCATTGTCATTTAAAACAGCTACTACTTGAATATCTTCGTCATTCTGTATAGACAACTTCCCATGTATATGAACCTCGTAAGTAGAATTATTTTCTAAAGCAGGAAATTTTAAATCAGTTAGTGTATCTGTAGTATTTGCTGAAAAAGAAGCAGAAACTGATAAAGTTTTTGTTCTAAACTGATCTGCATTTGGAACTTTTGTACCTATCTGTCTCCAAGTAGACCCATCGCTATAGAATGCATGCACAGGTTTAAAGGCAGCATTACTAAAAGGTGCATTCCCGTCAAAAGGGATTGTTCCTGAATTAGTGTTAACAGTTGTTGTTGTTTGGCCAGAACCGTTTGTGAAACTAAAACCTTGTGCGTAAAAAACTAAACCGGGAACAGATGCGGGGTCACCAAGGTTTATGTTCTCTATGCCTGTGGCTGAGCTCTCAACCCAAGAAATACCTACGTTTCTAGTAATGTCATTATCTAGAAATTGTGATTCATAACCAACGTCGATACCACCCGCGCCACCAACTTCAGTTTCAACTCCATTTTCATCTAAAGAAAACAAACCTCCGCTAGGCTTTGTAAATAAAGTTGTAAACCCCGATGTTGGGTTTGTAGGATTTGAAGATAAGTTTTGAATATTGAAACCACCATTTATTTGAGGTCTTTGTAAAATTTTATTTTGAAAAGTTTGTGCTGAAGTTAAATCAGCAAAAGTGAGCCAAGTTGTGGCGTCTCCTAAAACTTTGTACTCTTTTGTATCTGTTCTAAAGATACCACGCCCGATTGTTTGCGCTGTCGGTGTAGGGTCTGATGTTACATTCTCAAATTGTGCTGCAATTAATTGACCGTGTACTCTCATTAAAATTCCCCTAATTTAGACAAGTTTATTGTCTGAAAAAAATAGTGTGTTGTCTAGTATGGAGGCCCCTACCCCAACTGTGTTAGAAATACCCAAATTAGCAGCACCATCAGCAATCCAAGTATCCCTTGATTTGAAACGTATTGAAGTAAGGACCATAATAAAAAAATTGAGTGAAAGAAGCGATGTGGCTTTTTTAATAAATTGGTGCGCTATCATCCAGACCTCTTTAAAGACTTAAAGTTAAAAAGGGACTCATTGAGTCCCTTTTAAAGGTTTTAGCTTACAAGAACGCTGCTGCGTCGATGTTGTAAGCAATACCGTTGTTACCCGGCTTAGTGTGCTCCATTTCGCCGAACAGACACATGTCTACGATGTACTGGTAGCCGTCTTCAGTTCTAAGTTCATAGAACTCATGACCTTCTGGATTCTTTCTTTTCTTGAAGAAACCGTTTGAACGGAAAGTACAAGAATCTTCATCGTGATATACTACTATATCAGTATCCCATTCTTGAACCATGATGATCTTAAGCTTGCCTTTTACAGTGTTAAGCGTGATCTCATCCCAACCATAAACAGTAGCTTTTCTGCTCTCGATGCTTACGTTGTAGTTTCCTCTGTAAGCATTAGAACCACCACCGTTTTCGATAGCCTGCATAACAGCTCCACCGATAGTGTAATCCATAATGATTGTAGAAGCTTTACCACGAGCCTTTTTTCTAACTTCTGAGTATCCATCAAAAAGCTTTCCAAGAATATTAGTTTTAGTCCAAGAAGAACCATCAATATTCACAGCTTGTAAGAAAGGATAAGCAGTTTTAGTTTGACCGTGTAAAGTAGCCGAACCACCGTTTGCAGCTGAAAGATAAGCATCTCTCATAGACTGGAAACTTACTAAATCAGCATCATCTGTAAAGATCAATGCGTTATCAGCTGTAGTAGCTGCACTAACATCAGCGGCTGCGCCACCTCTAGTAGCTGATAAAGTGATTGCGTTTGCATTGATATCAATAGCAATTACATAAAAATCAACAGCTGCAAGCGTGTCACCTTTAATAGTGATTTTTTGGTTTAATGCGAATCTATCGATTCTATCAACAACTAATACACCACCTGCAGTACCGTCAACAGTAGCTTTAGCAAAGTGTGGGCCTGTTCCTAACTGAATAGATACAGTCATTTTGAAAGCATCCATGAAGTCATTGATAGTATCAGGAAGTATCTTTAAGAAAGAATCTTCATTGATACGGCCACTGTGATCAACTAAATCTCTGTGGTTAAAAATCATTGATCCCCAAGCTTCCTTGTAATCATCGATTGAACCACGAACATATAAGTCTTCACTGATATCATTAGCAGCTGTTAACTTACCCATTCTGATAGAAGATGCTCCAGAACCCTTAAATGGAACTATTAATTTTCCACCTTTCCAAGAATCATCTTTCTTACAGTTAGTTAAAATATAATCTCTTTTAATTAGCTCTTCTTTTAGAAGATCATTTGGCAGATACTCATTAAGCATCGCCTGAAATGTACGTGTAGTACTCATTTGGTTTCCCCTTCAAATTTTTAAAAGATGTTAACCTTGCTGTTGAAGGCGCGCATCCCTAAGTTTAATAATGTCATCAATGGACTTGGGTTTCTTCTTAAGTGGTGAAGTCCCTTTGCCCTGAATGTTTGGAATCACTTGCTGCTGCTTGTGAACCACCCTGTTCGCTGGTTGTTGTGTTCCCACATTACCTATTTGAGGATTTTGCTGCGTTCCCGTAGCCGATAATCCCAGTAAAGATACAGCGTCTTGCACTGCTTCTTGAGCCGTTAAGTCACGACCATTTACTTGGTGATGAAAGATCCCTCTCTCGATCGCTACCTGTCTGAATGCACCTGGCTTTCCAACCTGAGCATCATACTTTTGAGCCATAGTTTGAATGCTTGGCTCTGCTAAGCTTTGATCAAGTTCCATCGACCTCTGGGCTCTAGCAGTTTGCTGAATCTGAGTTTCCAAATGTTGGTTTTGAGTTTGCAGATTCTGCATCGTCATAACCCTTTGCTTCTCAGCATCAACTTGTGCTCTTTCCTCGGGCGAAAGTTCTTGATACTTTAACTTCTCTATAGCGTAATTTATAAACATGTCTTCAGGCAAGCCCAAAGCTTTAATAAAAGTTTCAGCATCTCTTTTTTCCACAAGCTCATTTACTTTTTGAAGACTTGTATCAAGAGTTGTAAAACGATCTTTATAATCATCTCTTTCAGCTTTTGCTAATTCTAGACCATGGCCCCTAGTATAAAGGTCCTGAAAATTCTTATAAGTTTCCTCGTCTTTAATAAAAGGCTTTGCCCACTCATCAAATTGTAGCTCTTCATCTCTAACTTTATAATTGTAGTTAGGCTCCCAAGTAGGAGTTTGAGGTTCTGTAGTTTCAGCAGATGCTTGGACATCTGTTTCACTAGAATCCGCTTCAGTCTCTGACATCTGTGTAGCATCATCAACTGCAGTTACTTCTTCTGCAGTGTCCGCTGCTGTAGTTTCTTCAATAATGTTTTCTTCTACTTCCGGTGTTACTTGTTCTATAGTTTCCATGGTGCTGCTTCTCTCCTTGTTTGTTTTTGTTTACCCCTGTGGAGGTACGGGAAGACTTTCCATATTCCCGCCATTTAATTGTTGTTGTTGGTTCATCATCTGTGCAATCTGCGCCATGCTAGATCGCTCCATTTCTTCCATTTTATCTAAATTAATTCCTTGAAGCTCAAGCTGTTTAAGTAACCACTCAACAGCTTTTTGATCAATACGTGCCCTTTTTGGCTGTTTAGAAGGATCTTCATTAGGAACATACATGTCAACAGAAACAAGTGCTCCGCCTGTAGGTATAAACCCTTGTTGCGCGCGCTGAATCTCTTGAGATTTTCTTGTAACTTCATTTTGATGCATCTGCATAAAAGTTTGGTAGTATTGTTGTTGCTCTGGTGGTAAATAAGCAAAGTCTGATTGCTTCATTCTATGGGTAAGCTTTTTAATGTAATACTCATTATTATCAAGAGGATTAACCTTTGGCTGACTTCCTCTCTCTATTGCAAGCATGTCATTTGTAACATTGTCGTAATCAATTGTTAAATCAGAAAAAGAATCCTCAGTGTTAACGTAAGGCATGTTTTTTATGATTTTACCAATGTCATCAGGATTTAAGTTTTTACCAACGTATTGTAAAATGTGCTGGAAGTTTATCTGCTTACCTAAAAGAGTTTCTGCATCATCAGAAACAGGCTCTAAGTTTATGCGATAACAAAGCTTAGTTGTTTTTCTAAACTCTGGAATGTTAACCATTTCATTTTTTCCAATTGCAGATATTAAAGCATCATCTGGTAGGTAATGCTTTGCATACTCTAAACTTGTTTCACATATATCAACCATGAATCGTTCCCATTTTTGAATGTATGGAACATAAACTGACTTTTGTGAAAGAGTTCTAAATAACATTGTATGAGGATCAAGCTGATTGTTTTTTTCAGCCATAACTTCATCTAAAAATGTAGCTTTATAAAGCTCTGCAATTGTTCTTTGGTTGTAATCACCAAACTGTGCGCCTGTTCTACCTGGCAAAATTTGTGGTGGTGCTCCATTGTAAGAAACCCCTCGAACACCAGGAAGCAATGCACCTTGAGAGAGTTTAGATCCTTTTTGATAAAGTATTTTATCATCGCCTAAAGTCACTTGGTGGGTGGCTTCTTGAGAAGCACTTCTATTAATTTCAGCTTGATATGGTCTTGCGACTTTTACAATAGACCTTGCTCTTGGATTTGTTACATACTCATCAAAACCAACCCAATGAATTGGAAAAATACCAAAAGGTAATTCGCCTTGTTCTAAAATTCCATGCTCTGTAAACATGTAAAAATATCCTTTAGGATATAAAATAGAAGGCTTTATAAACATCTCTTTTACTAAAGTTTCAGTCTTTGTGCTTTTGTAAGCCACTTTGTTAGAATCAAAAACTACAAAGTCATCGCCCTTAGACTCTTCTAAAAATCTAAGTTTATCAGGGTCCTCTTTGTATTTTTTCATCAATGATCTTTTATCAACCATCTTTCTAATTATTAAATGCTTAGCTTCTTGCATGTCCTTACACTCTGCAGGACGCAAAAGATTAAACCCATGAATAGGTTCGTAACAAAAATCCCCTGACATAACAGGTTTTGTCTCATCGGGAACTTCTTGTAAAACAGGCTCCATAGTCATTGGATCTATTATGGGTTGACCAGTAGCATCGTCCACTGCCATTTCCATAACTTGTTCACCAGTTTCCTCATCGATTAAAGGCTCATACCCTATATGCTGACCCTTATCTGGATCCCAAAAAACTTTTAGTGCAAACTCACCAACTTCTACGAACTCTTCAGCCCATTTTCTAAATTTATCTTTAAACTTGTGACGCTCTTTTATATCTTCCCAAACCGCTCGGTTTAGTTCTGCGTCTTTTCTGTCCTGCATCTCAGTATCATTCTTGGGAACAGGTCTAACCCCAGGGGCTTTTTGAATAATAGAGTTTGTGTAGGTTTTAACAACTCTATAAATGTGGTTTTTTGTTAAGCGAAGTTTTGTTTGAGGCGATAACTTATTGGTTTCACGAAGACGCGAAAAATGCTTATTAACATTTTTTGTGTAATGCTCACCTGCAGAAAGTAATACATTAGAACGCATTTCAGAAAATGCGGACTTATCAACTTCTTCAGATTCGGTATAGAGCCTATTGAGCTCCTCCACTTTCATCTCGTCTAAATTTTTCAGCTTCTCGTCCATCTCTTTTGACCTCACCATGCATATGACTGTCTATGATGTCTTGCTCCCACTGTAATGGGTCATCCAACATCGTTTGATTGTCCTCTAAGTCTTGAAGGGCTTGTTTATCCTCTTCAGATAACTCGAGTGGTTCTACTGGTTTTGATGCGTTCGTTCCCGAATCACTTGGTGTGTCAACTTGCATTCCTGCAGGTGATGGATTGGTCCCCCAACCTCTAAATTCTACCTCAAATCCGCCTAACTTGAGAGTTTTTACTCCCGATTTAGCACATTGCTTTATAATATTACAAATTTCATTAGCTTGTAACTCTTTAATTTCCATATTGCTCATTCCACTCCTCAAAATCGTTTTCTAAATCGTGCCAATCTTGAGGATCGTTCGCAGAATTACCATCTTCAAAAATACCCCGCCTTTGAGCAAGGTGATAATCTTCCCACGCCTGCTTAGTCTGTGGCATTTTTGCCCCTTGATCAACATCATCCTCATCAGAACCAGCTTTTATATCATCAAAATCAAAAGGAACCTCGACAACCCCATATCTTGAGGTGTCCGTTAAGTCATCCTTGGCTTTATTCTTAGGCGTGGCCTTTTGAAGGCTTATGTACTCAGAGCCTAGTTTTCTTATCTCATCATCCCCATCAAATAAGAAAAACATGTCATTCTTGAAAAGAGTGTTTAGTAAATCTTCCCCTAGCTCATGTGATTTATTGGCTTTTTCAAAACTCTCCCCAAGTCTGGCTGTAATCGTACCAAAGTCCTTGGCCGCGTAATCATACACCTTTTTTTGGAATATTTCATGCTTACCCTGCATCTCTTTAAATTTCGCGTACACATCACCTGAAGTAGTTGGAATACCATCACCTCTCCAAGCCTTGTAAATCCACCCCTTTTTAAAATCTGGTTGAACTGCAATAAAAACAATTGCACTAGGGTGGCCTGTTTCACCACCACTTCCAATATCTACAGCTGCGTATCTTGGCCAATGCTTAGGAATTTCAAAAGGCTCAACGTAATGCCTTGTAGGGTCAAACTGGTGTATAGTTCGCCCTTCTTCCTTTACAAACCTCCCCCAAACTCTTCTTTTAATCTCGTTTTTACTCTTACACTTAGCCTCAACTTTTTTAATTCTTTCTAAAGTCCAAGGTGATAGGTTACCATCTGCGTATTTTAAACAATCATACATAGAAACAGTTCTCTTCCATGCATCTTTTAAAAACTCTTGATCCGTACCCCTTGCCTCCATAGCTCTCCACCACATCTCTTGTCCTAGTGTGGCTGTAAAAACCATATGGAAAAAACCTGCAGTTCCCGCTGTACGGAATTGTAATTCATCGTAAAGATTCTCAGGAAGCTCTTCATCACAATTAGAAAGGTTAACTCCTGATAGATAGTAATTATGGACGTTCTTGACGTTTATATTATAGACTTTTTGCTTTTTTGTATAAAGAGCCACACTGTCTAGTACAAAAGTATCTTGCGGAGTCCTTCCTAGTGCTAAATTTTTCAGAGCAGTAATCACATGATCTAGTTTCAGTGTAGGCTTTTTTTCTACATCTTTGAGAACAATAATTTCCTGTTGTTTTCTGAGTAGAGCGAGTCTTAAAACTTTTTTTACACTGTTTACAAACTTTTTCTTTATACTTACCAAGCGTCCCATTTCCCCACTCATGGAGTTTGTGGATTCTTGTGTGCTCAGCCCTTGTAATAAGCTCCAGATTAGAAATTTTATTATTAGTAATATCCTCATCTTTGTGATGTATGACACTACCTTTTGGAACTTTACCCCTGTACTCTTCCCAAATAACCTGGTGTAAATAGGATCCGCTTCCTCTGTTAGACTCTGCAAAATAGTGGTGCCTCTTGTCTTTCGACTCAGGGTATCTTGAGTACTCTTTTCCTTTAAACTTAACTGTTTCTTTTTTTGCCATGAAGGACTTACATCAAGAACGTCCTTAGAAGTCAAATGTTGAAGCTCCACATAACCGCTGTTTTTTGTCCAGACCCTGTGATCCGGGGTCCCTTCTAATTTTAATCCATTGCTTAGGTACCGGGTTATTACCCCCGCCTCTCTAGAATAGTTAGTGACAACTTTTTCGTAAGCACCTTCTCTAGTAAGAACATCAACGCCTGCTTTTATATCCTGTATTGGAAGTAAACCATCTTTGGTTTCAATTAGATGATCTTTAGTAAAACAAAAAATAGAATATACAGAACCTGATTGAAGCGTGTGCGAATCCTGCATATAAGTTTTAAAATAAATAGAAACGCCACTTCTAAAATTAATTTGTTTTATAAATCTTTTATCATACTGAGCGTCCCAACCATAAACAGCATCGGTCTTCATCTCACCTCTTGGCATAAACTCAGGAACCCATTTTTTTTCAAACTCAGCAGTGGCCACATCTTTTGAAGGGTAAAGATACCAAAACATGTTTGGCTCCCTACCCCATAGTCCTTCCCACTTATCTTTATTCGTGGCCCAGTCAATACACTTTCTTATTTGAGTCGAGCTTTTAGAGATTTGGTTTGCAGCGCATAATAACTGGACGTCATCTTTAGTGTTATTAAAAAACTCCCAGGCCCACTGATACCAGGGCCATCCGTACAAGTGAGGAAGATCTTTTTGTATCTGCTCTTGTCTTTTTAATAATTCTAGTTTCCGTTCTTGGTATATTCTGACATAATCTTTCATAGGTAAGTCTTAGCCCTTACCTGACTCTGTTTCAGTGTTAACGTCTTTTATGTTTTTGTCGTTAGCACTTACTTCCACAGCAGGGGTTTTGTAGTGGTTGATGTTGTTAGCAGCCTCTGCTGGTGGGAGTTTTTTAATTTCTTTTTGAAGCCTTGTAAGTTCGTTTTCTATTTCCTC